TGATGCTTCGAGGTCGGCTGTTGCTCCTGGGCTTACTAGTACGTCATCGATAGTAAACGTCTGCCAAGTTTTAATCGGATTGCCGAAACGGTCTAACGTGCCATCGAGCGGCTTTTTGACCGTGATGCTAATTCCGCGCATCATCGACCTCCAAACGACCATATGACGGACGTGCAAAACCGATACCGTTGGACACACCCAGACGCGATGCGTAGCCGCTCGCTTTTAGCAGCTTCCACCAGTTGTTAGTGGCATACGGCTGTGCGAACGTAAGCGTCTCGCTGTAGACGCCTGCGCTCATGGTCTTAGACGCGATATCGGATGATTGCGTTGATTCAATCGCACGTGACGCCATCGCCAAGCTCGCATATTTTAGATTCGAAGCTTGCACGGCATCAGTTGCGTCCACTGTCACGAGCTGTTCGAGATACGCGCCGATTTCGTCAAGCACCATGACGGCATACGCTTCGTCTGCTTCATCGAACGTGGTGCGCATCTTTACAGCAAGTTCTTCGACTGTTGCATATGCCGCCATATTGTTACTCCTTCGTCGTGCGCTTGCGCGTGGTGCGCTTCGGTTTCTCTGCTTCTTCGACGGGTTTGTAGCCGTTGGCAATTAGCTTTTCTGCCTGTTCACCAACAGCGACAACAACTACACCGCTATAAGGTGCGGTTAGCTTCATTTGTCCACCGCCTTATTGGGCAGCGTCGGTGAGCTTCAAGAACGCAGCGGCATCCTTGGTGACGAAACCAAACTCGGCTTCGACGCGGATGGCAAACATGTTGCGCTGCCAGAGGTTGATTTGATTGGTGCCGTCATTGATGGTGGCTTCCTCGGAAATGGCAATGTTGATGCCGTCAACGATGCCATAGCGAGCCTGCTCCCAATCGCCAGCAAAGCCGATGACGTTAGGCGTGCCAGCCTTGTACACACGCTTAGACTCAACAACAGGCGCGCCGATGATGTTACCGATGACGCTGGTGTCGTTCGGGTTCGGGATGAACAGCGGGCGCTGGTCACCATCGACAGCGGCCAGAAGCTTAGCCTTGCCCTGGGGAGAAAGCGCCCAGCCAGTCAGCGAAGCATCGGCGGTCGCGAGCGTCTCGTAAACGCCCACAAGCTGCGTGTACGGATTAGCCGCACCGATAGCGACGGCAGTGGATCCAGTCAGCACGTCGAAGTTCGAACCAGGTGCCGTGCCGTTGAACACGGTCTCGTCAAACTTCTTAGCCAGCGAAGCGGGAAGTCGTCGGGCCAGCTCGTTGTACAGGGCAGGCAAATCGCGACGGAACTCGTTCGAGAACAGCTCGATAACGGCCATCTTGTAAGGCGTCATCTGCTTAACGCCGAACGTTGACTTGCTAACGGGCTTTTCGGCGGTCTCGGCTACCCAGTCGGCAGAAGCATCGCCCGTGATGATGGGAATGGTGATTCCGGAGCCGGGAAGCTGCACCTGCTGCGCGAGACGCATAACGGCGGATTCCTCCTGCGCCTTGGCCCAGATTTCGGTGGAAAGCTGCGGCGGGAGCTGTACGTTCGTGGTATTACGGTTGATATCAATGGGGTTAGTTGCGAGAGCCATAATTTAGCTCCTTTCGTTTTACTTAAACATGTCTTTAATGGTGTCGGCAAACACTTCGCCGTTGGTTTTCTTGTCGGCTGGTGCTTTAACTTCGCCACCATCGGCAACGTTGCCGTATTTCGGCGCATTGCCCATCTTCTCTTTGAGAATCGCCGCGTTCTCTTCCACGTCACCAGACATGCGAGCAAGCAAAACAGCGTCCACGCCGTGTTCAGCAGCGGCTTTGGCTACTGCGTCAGCGTGCGCCTTTTCCTCGTTCAGCTTGTCCACTTGTGCTTTGAGCGCGTCGCGTTCCTCAACCGCCTTTTGCAATTCCGATTTGTTGGCTTCTTCGGTTTCGTCAAACTTCGCCGCTTTAGCTTTCATCTCATCATAATCGGCGTACTTTGCGCGTTCTCGCTTCAGACGGTCGCTTATGATCGCGTCCATTTCAGCCTGCGTGAACGTCTTTTCCGCAGATGCGGCCTGCGTGCCGTTTTTGTCCACTTGCTGTGTGGCTTCGGGCATGATTCGCCCCTTTCCCGCGCCCATAGCGCGTGTCGGTGCGCGTTTACCTCCGCGCATGAGTAAAAAACCGCCACGTCTGACACCGTGACGGCATGAAAAAAGCGCCCTGATGGACGCTTAATTCCTTGGTTATTCGGCTTGTTCGGCTTGTTTCTGTTGCGCGTATAATTCTCGCCGCCGTGCGTTTCGCGCTTCGGCGTACTCTGGCGTATAGTCGGCTCGTCGCATAGCGTTAATCTTGTCTTTAGAGCTGCCGCCCTTGTCAGATGCTAGGTACTCGGCTTCGAGAGCAACAGGATCATAACCGTCGATTTCGAGCGATTCCCCAGGCGGCTTTACGACGAACTGACAATCGCATCCATCGTGGATATGTTCGGCATGTTTGCCTGATTTAATGCTTTTTGATGCGTGCTGCCATCCATTGGAGCCTAGCGTGCGGCAGAATGCGCAAGAATCGCCGATGCACACCCACGCCCACATAGCGTTATCTCGCCGCGCTGCGTTCCGCATGGTTTCAATGCCTGCTCGTTTAACGTGTCCCGCTACGACGCTGCCAGACATCGACCGAAACGCTTCGGCGCTCAAAGCCTTTGCAGCAGCCGACGCTACATCATCAGCGACGAACTGATGGACGGGAGATACGACCTCCGCTGGCAACATCGTTGCACCGTATGCCAGCATCATTTCGTCGTAGAATCCAGCCGACAACGTAGCATCAGCGATGCCGTATACCTCAGCGATTTCTGCAGCCTTATCTGCCAGCATCGCAACAGCCGCGTTATCGTTATCGCCCCATGGCAGTGTATCGAAAAACGCCATCAGCTCGTCACGTGCCGCTGTCTGGATGCGTGCATGTGCGTCCACGTATTCACGCCACGACTCTGTGCCTATGCGCATCATGACAACACCCTGTCAAGAACGCCAGCGCCCATGTTGCGCCGCTTCTGCGCCTGGATACGCGCGATTGTCGGCTTGTCGAAGCCTTGCAGCTCATAGTAAAGGTCAGTGCCAGCGAACGACGGGTCACCCTGAGCCATCTTAACCGCCCAATCGCCCATAGCTGCCTGATTGGGCATCGACGGCGGCAGGAAATGAGCCATGACGTTCTTGTCATCGTCGGATAGCTGCGAAAGCGAACGATTGCGCTTCACACAAAGCGCCATAAGCGCCACATCGCGCAATTCTTCGGCATTGAACGAATTCAAATCCTCTGCGCGTCGAATCAACTTGTCGTTTTGCGCCGTGATTGCATCGGAGCTGGTCGGATTTGCATCGTTAACAACCCCAGCGTCTGTCACGCTGAGAGACGTTGCCGCTGCGAACTGAGTGGACAACATGCGCAACATGTCCACATGTGGCTGCAACGTACCTTGCGCGAGCTGCCCATATTGCGGGATGTTGCCAGTATCCGGGTCAACCGTGCCAAGCATAATCGAATCGATGTATTTCTTGAACTTCTCGTTGATAAGCGCGTCATACTGAGCGTCAGAAACGCCCATGAGGTACTTTTGCGGTGTCGTGGAGAACTCAAGGCCGATTGTCGCAAGCGTCATGGTGCGGATGTAGCCGCGAGTGAGCGTGCGCACGCTGCGCGTGATGCGCGATGTGCCGAGTGGTTGGCTGTTCGTCGGCTGGTTACGCATGACCGTTGCAAGACAGCGCCCCATGCCGTTGTTGGCGCGTTGGGCTGTCCACTGGTTGCGCTCGTCGCGGCGCAGTACCCATGTCGCATCGTCGGTGTACAGGTTCACGATTTTCGGCAACGTCTCGCGTTGCAGGTTGTCGCGGTCGGATTCGATGATTGCAAACGCCGCATCAATGCGTTGCAATACGCCGTTCCACCGTGCCGCGCTCGTCTCGAACGTGTGAAAGCGAATCGAGCAACCGACAATCGGGCTTGCCGCGAGCGTCACGAGCACGCCGCCATGCTTTAGTTCGTCAATAACGCTCATGCTGTAGGCGCTCGTAAGCTTGTTGTCGCGTACGATCGCGTTGAGTTCGGGCATATCCTCGCCGTTCTCATTCACGAATCCGTCGAATCGTGAGCGGTCTGAAAGCGCCGTCACGGTCTTTTCAGGCCAGCAACACGCCATGTTGAAATCGCGCAAGTCTTGCGGCAGCGCAATGCCCAGATTGCATTCACCAGCCGTGATTCGCTGGTCGTAATAGCGCCCTTTATCGGTGTTCGCGGCTTTGTGCGCCGCGTAAATGTCCACCAGTTCGCCCAAAA